CTGTCCCTTCTCTCCCTGGAAGGAAGCGTTTTGGCAGGCGGCCGCCGGGATGCGGCGGCTGGCCGATGGACTGGCCCGGAGCGGCCCGAAGAGTCCTGACTGTTAGTCAGGAAAAACTCGAGAATGCCAGGATGTGAGCAGCCGTCACATCTAGGAGCGCCATGCCGCCGGAAGCTGTCTCCGTACGGGCCGAGGTTGAGAAGACCCTGGCCGACGCGTTCGCCGACGGGACGCTGACCAGTCTCGACCGGGCCCTGACCGCCACCACGGTGGCCGTGGCGACCTGCATGGATGCCGCCCTGACCGACGGGACTCCGGCGACCGTGAGCCAGCTGTCCTCGCGGATGCTGTACCTCCTGCGCGAGCTGGGCCTCACCCCCAAGTCCCGTATCCCCAAGGTCGAGGCGGGGCCGCTGGAGACGTTCCTCAACGCCATGCAGTCGACGCCGGAGCCCGGGGAAGAACCGTGAGCGTGACGCCCCGGTTCATGACGCCCCGGGATCTCTCCGCGCCCACGACGGGCCGTCAGGTCGCCCAGCTCGCCTCAGCCTTGGGCACACCGCTGCTCCCCTGGCAGCGCCTGACGGCCGACCTGGCCGGAGAGATCGACGTCCGCACGGGACGCATGAGATACGGGCTCGTGGTCCTCTCGGTACCCCGGCAGGCTGGCAAGACAACGCTGCTGCGCGCGCTCGGCGTCCACGCTGCCCTGCAGAAGGACGGCCGGGCCTGGTACACGGCGCAGACGAGGAATGACGCCAGAGACAACTGGATGGAAGCCGTCAACCTCGTGCAGCGCTCCTTGCTCGCGGAGGCCGTCTCGGTGCGTCTGACGAACGGCTCTGAGGCGTTGACGGTCCCGGCGACGGGGGGGTTCTTCCGGGTGTTCGCGCCGCTCCCCGACGCCCTGCACGGCAAGCAGGGAGACCGGATCTTCGTGGATGAGATCTGGAGTTTTTCCAGGGAGAGAGGCGCCGAGCTCACTCAGGCGATCGTGCCGACCATGGCGACCCGTCAGGCTCCGCAGCAGTGGCTGGTATCGACGGCCGGAACCGATGAATCGACATGGCTGAAAGACGTCGTTGCCCGCGGCCGGGAAGGTGATCCCGGGGTCGCGTTCATCGACTACGGCCTGGACGACGACGCCGACCCCCTCGACGTCGACGCGGTCTGTGCGGCCCACCCGGCGTACGGGCACACCATCACCCGCGAGGCGATCGAGGCCGCGTCCTCCCCGTCGGTCATGTCCGCAGAGGAGTTCGCCCGCGCCTACGGCAACCGCTGGACCTCGGCGGTCTCCCGGATCATCGACCGGCTCAAGTGGCACTCCCTGGTGGCCGGAACGACGGACACGATCGCCCCGGCCTCCGCCGTGTCCCTCGGCGTCGACCTGGCCCCCGACCGGTCGTACGCGACGATCGTCTCGTGCGGGTACAGCCTGTTCGGGCGGGCCATCGTCGAGGTTGTCGAGCACCGTGAGGGCGTGGGCTGGGTCGAGGAGCGCCTGCGCGACCTGGTGACGAAGCATCAGCCCATCGCGGTCGTCGTGGACCCGGTCGGCCCCTCGGCGGCGCTCAAAGAGGCGCTGGTGACTGCCGAAGAGAACAGCGAGGTATCCGCGCGGCTCGTCCTCACCGGGCCGCGCGACCTCACCGCAGCGACGCTGCGGGTGTTCGACGCGATCCACGAACCGGCCCTGCCGTCCAAGCTCGGTATCCGCGCGCACGCCGCCCTGGACGCGGCCGCCGACTCGGTGGGCAAGCGGGCCCTGTCCGGCGGCTGGACGTGGAACAGGGCGGGCTCCCACCCGATTTCTCCGCTGATCGCCGCGACGCTGGCATGGTGGGGAATGGATCATCCGGCGGATCTCCCCGCTCCCGCACAAGCACCCGCGATCTACTGAAAGAGGTCACGCCATGGCCGTACGAGGACCCCGGGGAGCCCGTGTGAGGCCCCCTCAGCTGCACGGCGGGCGCGGGGGAAGGGTGAACACCTTCACCGCCACGCAAGGCCGGGACATCGTCTTCAACGGCCCCGACGGCTGGTTGATCGAGACACCACAGATCTGGTCCGACGGCGGCTCCGGCTGGGGCGACCAGGCAGGCCCGGTCTTCGGCAACCCGCCCCGTGGCGCCACCGACGGCTCACAGGCCGCCGGGATCCCCGCCGTGCGCCGCTGCACGTCGCTGATCTGCGACACCATCCCCGGCCTGCCCTGGTACACCGTCAAGGACCGCAAGCGCTCCGCTCCCCCGACGTGGATCACGGACCCTCAGCTGAAGGCCGGGGACGGGCGGATGGGCTCCGCCGAACTGCTCCCCGCGTGGCGGTACTCCTTCATGGAGTTCTGGTCCACGGCCCTGGTCTCCCTGGTCTGGTACGGGGAGCTGTTCCTCTGGACACCGCTGCGCGACAGCGCCGGATACCCCCGCGCACCCATCTGGATCCTGAACCCCGCCGCCGTCGACCTCGACGAGAACACCGGCGAGTACTCCTGCGCCGGATACCCCTTCCCCGACGACGAACTGATCGTCGTCCGGGGCTTCACGATCCCCGGCTACCTGCGCGGTCTCGGCGTCGTCGACAGCTACGCCCAGGACTTCGCTTTCATCGACAACTCGCGTGGCTTCGCGGAGAACATGCTGCGCCGTGGCGTCCCCAACGGCTATCTGCAGGTCACTTCCCCCGACCTCACCCAGGAGGGCGCGGACGAGCTGAAGGCCAAGTGGTGGAGTGCGCACGGCGGCACCCAGAAACAGATCGCCGTGCTCAACAACACGACGAACTTTGTCCCCCTGTCGTTCGACGCACAGGCCGTGGAGCTCATCGAGCTGCGCCGGTACTCACTGCTCGACGTGGCCCTGATGTTCGGGGTCCCGCCGTACATGCTGGGGCTGCCCACCGACTCCTCCACGTACGCCAACGTGGAGTCGCGCATGAGCGAGTTCGGCCAGTTCACGCTGCTGCCGTGGACGCGGCGCCTTGAGGACGCCATCGACAACGAGCTGCCGCGCGGCACCACGCTGCGCATCAACCTGGACGCGCTGGCACGGGCCGACACCGCGACCCGCTACGCCGCCCACGCCCAGGGCCTGGCCGCCGGATTCCTCACCATCGAGGACGTCCGGGACATGGAAGACCTCGAACCGATCGAAGGGACCCAGCCGTGACCACCACCGCCACCACGTTCCGTTCCGCCTTCCGGCTGCGCTCCGAGAGCGACGGCACCCTCACCGGCATCTGCGTGCCGTTCGGCGAGGTCTCCTACCTGACCGAGCACACGGGGGGCGAGCGGTTCGTGCCCGGCGCGTTCGCCCGCACGATCGTCGCCCGCTCCGGAAAGGTCCGCCTCAAGTCCCTGCACTCCGACGCCATGCCGGTGGGCCTGGCATCCGAGCTCCGCGAGACGGACGAGGGCCTGCACGGCACGTTCCGGCTGTACGACACCCCCGAGGGACGCGCCGCCCGCGAGCGGGCCCGCGATGGCGTCTACGGGGGCCTGTCCATCGAGTTCCGGGCCCTGGCCGAGCACAAGGCCGACGACGGCGTCATGGAAGTCACCGAAGCGGCCCTGCACGCCGTGGCGCTGGAGCTGGACCCGGCCTACGCGGGCGCCAAGGTCCTCGCGGTGCGCTCGGCGACCGAGCAGCGGGCCGCCCACGCCTGGATGTGGGAGACCGCCACACCCCAGGACCTCCCCGCCGACGTGGAGTTCACCCGCTACCTGACCCTCTGACGGGGTGCACCGTTCCGCGGCTTGATGAGACGTCAGGAAACAGCCGGCGGGCACCCCAAAATTTTCTGACGTCCTCTCAGCAGCCGGGCCGGTTAGCCTGGTGACAGCAGCTCAACCCGCCGCACGGCGGTGTGGGGGTCCCGCACGGAGCCCCCCGCATCACGCGTGTCCCGCACGGGGCCGACCCTCACACCGGTCCCGAGCGAACGGACACCCCGTCATGTCTGCGTACCTGCAAGGTCTTGTCCGCGAGCGCGCCTCTCTTGGCGAAGCCGCGAAGAACGTCTACGACCAGGCCGCCGAGCACACCCGTGAGCTCAAGGACGAAGAGCGCACGAACGTCGAGAAGTGGGAAGCGCGCTGCGCGGTCCTCGACAAGGAGATCGAGCGTCTGACCTCGATCGGCGAGGCCTCGACGAAGTTCGCGGCCCTGGCCGAGCGATCGGGCGCCCTGGTCGCCGAGCGCCGCCAGGCCGCCGCCCCGGCCGCCGCCGTCCAGCACCGTTCCGCAGGCGAGCGGTTCACCCACTCCGACGCGTTCAAGGGCTACAACGGGCGCGGCTCCTCCGCCGCTTTCGACCTGGGGCAGGAGTTCCTGCACCGGGCGGCAATCACCACCCAGACCACTGACGGCCGCCCGGCGATGTGGTGGTCAGGTCCGCCGACGTACACCATGACGACCCCGCTCCTGGATGAGCTGGGCCGCGTCGCGACGTCGCAGGGCACCGTCGAGTACCTCTACCAGGGGACCGCCGACCCGATGGCGGCACTGGTCGCCGAGGGTGCGCTGAAGCCCGAGGCGAACATCGTCCTGGAACTCAAGACGCTCACGCTCAACACCTACGCGCACTGGGAGGCGATCACCCGCCAGGCGCTCGCCGACATCCCGCGTATCCAGTCGATCATCGACGGGAAGCTGCGCCGGGGTGTCCTGGCCAAGCTGGAGAACGAAGCGGCGACCGTCCTCGGCGGCGCGACGTCCGGTATCCCGGCGATCACCGGCGCCACCACGACGCTCGGCCTGATCCGTCAGTCCGTCGCATCGGTGCAGGCCGCTGGCTATCAGCCGCGCGTTCTGGCGATGAACCCCGCCGACCTCGCCAACGCCGACCTGGACGCCATGGCAACCACCCTCAACGGCCCGCAGCAGACCCCGAACTACTGGGGCCTCACCCCGGTCGCGGTCGGCGCGCTGCCCGTCGGTACCGCCTTCGTCGGCGACTTCAACGCCGGTCTCACCTGGTTCGACCGCACCGGCACCGAAGCGTTCATTTCGGACAGTCACGCGGACTTCTTCATCCGCAACCAGCTTGTGATCCTCGCCGAAGCGCGGGCGGCGTTCGCTGTCACCGAGCCCGTCGCCATGGCCAAGTTCACGATCCCGGCGGACGCTCCGGCAGGCGCCTGATGACAACTCCCGTGCCCACCCCGCCGACCGTGGACGAGGTCCGTTCATGGCTTGGTGTCACCGTCACCGCCGTCTCCGACGACGTCATGACGGAGATCATCGCGGCGGAGGAAGCGATTCAGATGCGGGTCTGTCGTTTCCCCGAGGACGGCAGCTACCCGTTCCCTCTGAGGCGCGCCCTTTACCGGAGGGTGGGGCGGGAGATCAGCGCCCGGCAGATCCCGCTGGGGACGTCGGGCGATGCGGAGTTCGGCGTCGTGCGCCTGCCCGGGTACGACGCCGAGATTGCCCGGCTGGAGGCGTCGTACCGCATTCAGGCGGTCTCCTGATGAGCCTTCAGCAACAGCTCCGTGAGGCCATCGCGGCCGCCTGCACGCGCACCGTCACCGTCGACGGCGTGAACTACCCGGTGGCCGGGCGGATCTTCCCGCCCGACACCATCTCGCCACTCGACGCATGGCCCGTCTGGCAGCGCACCGTGCCGCTCAACTACTGCGCACAGGAGGTGTCGTGGTTCGTGCTGGTCGCCCTCCCACCGGCTTCCGCGGAAACGTACATCGCCCTCGCCGACGCCTTCAGTGAGGCACTGTGCGGGCCGCTGCAGAACCTGGGGAAGGTCGTCGCGATCACCCCGGTCCAGCTCACCGCGTCCGACGTCAACGCCCCCATGGCGTGCCTGCAATTCGAGCTCACGACCTGAAACGAGGTACCGGCCATGGCCGTAACCCCCAACAAGTTCGGACCGGGAACCTTCATCCTGGGCCCCGTTGACACCCCGCTCATCACCGCGTCGTGCCAGGTGTCGTCCCTCACCATCGAGTGGGACTCCGACTCCGAGGACGACATCAACGTGCTCTGCGGCGACACCGTCGCGGGCGGGACGACGTTCACCGCGTCGGTCAACGGCACCCTGCTCCAGGACCTCGACAAGTCGGCGACCGAGGGCATCGTCTACTACTCCTGGGACCACAAGGGCGAGACCGTCCCCTTCACGTTCATCCCGAACACCGCGATCGGCGCGACCGTCACCGGGCAGCTCGTTCTCACCCCGCTCACGGTCGGCGGGGATGAGTTCGGGGCGACCATGACCTCCGACTTTGAGTGGGCGTGCGTCGGCTCGCCCGTCCTCGCCCCGAAGACCAACCCCGCCGTACAGGCAGCGGCCTCGAAGTGACCGACATGGCGATGACCGTCACCGGTGACAGGGCGCTGGAGCGCCGTCTGCGGACCGCCCAGCGCGGCCTGGTGGACCTGTCTCCCACGCACCGGCGCACCGCACGGCTCGTCGCCTCGACGGCCCGCACGATGGCACCCAAGCGCACCGGCCGCCTCGCCGCGTCGGTCGGCTCACGCGTCGACCGGCGCCAGGCCGTCATCACCTTTGGTGCCGTCTACGCGGGCCCCATCCACTGGGGTTGGCCTGACCGTCCCATGCCCGCCCGTGGCTGGCGCGGCGGGCCGATCACGGCCAACCCCTTCGCTGCCCGTGCGGCGAAGGACACCGAACCCACCTGGACACGCCTCTACAAGGGGACCGTTGAACGTCTCCTGGACGGAGATTCGCAGCTATGACCCCTCCCCGTACCCGGTCTGACGCCGCCTCGTCGGCCCCTAAGGCCGCACCCGGGCCCGACGACTACCCCGACTCCTGGGTGTTCGACGTCGACGAGATGACCGGCCCCGAGAAGGACATCGCGATGCGGGCGTGCGGCGTCACGATCAGCACCCTCGACGAGAACTTCAACAAGTACATGAGCGCGTGCGCGGTCGTCCTCGCCAAGCGCACGCACCCCCGGGTGCCGCTCGACCACTGGAAAGAGCTCAAGGGCCGCGACATTCGCACCGTGGAGCCCGTCGACCTCGACCAGGCCGAGACGGACCCTACGCAGCCGCTCTGATGGAGCGGATCTACCTCGCCCGCTGGTTCCACTGCTCGCCGGTGGACCTGCGGGAGATGACCAGCGCCGAACTGCGGGCCGCGCGGCTCGCGATCAGCGAAGAGGCCAGGGCGGCACGTCGCCGCCGGTGAAGGAAGGGCGTCGCCGTGGCACAGTCCGCGATCCTTGCCATCCGCATTGTCGGCAACTCGCGCAGCGCCGTACAGGCGATCGGTGGCGTTCAGAAGAGCCTTGCCCGGCTGCAGAGTTCTCTGAAGGCCACGGCAAAAGCGATGCTCGTCGGGTCGGCCGCGAAGGCGCTGGTGGCCGCTCTCGCGCCGATCGCGGCGGCGGCTGCGGCCGGTGGGCTTGCGCTCGGTGCGCTCGGTGTGGCGGCCGCCGGTCAGATCAAGGCGATGACCGACGTGGCGTCGGCCGCGACCAAGTACGCCGATGCGCAACAGGATGCGGCGACGAAGAAGGCCGTCGCGGACCGGCTCGCCGCCCAGGGCAGCAGCCTGGCGGGCAAGGCCGCGAGCGCCTATCAGTCGTCGCTGCTGAAGGTCGCCACGACCCAACAGGCCTGGGTGGACTCCTCGAAGGGGATCCCGGCGGCGACCGCCGCCTCGGCGCTGGCGTTCGCGCAACTCAAGACCGCCTACACCGCGTGGTCCAACGCGCTCGCGCCTACCGTCATGCCGCTGTTCACGCAGTCCCTGAACATCGCCCGGGGCGCCCTGTCGGGGCTCACCCCGCTGGTCGTGGCGGCCGCGAAAGCCATCAAGCCGTTCCTTGACCGGGTCCAGAAGGCCGTGCAGTCCGGGGCGTTCGCCGCATGGGCGAAGGACATGGCGGCGATCGGCGGCCCGGTCCTCAAGAGCGTCCTGCAGGCGGTCGGGAACATCGGCTCGGCGTTCGCGAAGCTCCTGGTCAAGCTGGGCCCCTCGTCCAAGGGTGTCGGCAAGCTCCTGGCCGACCTGACCGCGAAGTTCAAGGCGTGGTCGGCGAACGGCGGCGGCGACTCCTTCGCCAAGCTCTCGTCCCAGGCCGTCCCGGCGCTGGCGTCGCTGGCCACGGCGGTCGTGAAGGTCGCGACCGCCTTCAGCCCGTTCGCCGGGATCATCCTGCCGCTGGTCACGATCCTCGGACAGTTCGTCAGCGTCCTGCCCACGGCCGCGATTCAGGCGATGGTCCCGGTCATCCTCGCGCTGGTCGCAGCCTGGCGGATCATGGCCACCGTCTCGACGATCGCCCGCCTCGCGCTGGTCGCCACCACCCTGGCGCTCGCCCTCAACACGGCGGCCACCGAGGGCAACACGATCGCGACGCGGGCGATGGCGATCGCCACGAACACCGCCGCGATCGCCCAGCGGGTTCTGAATCTCGCGATGCGCGCCAACCTGATCGGGATCATCGTCACGGCCCTGATTCTGCTGGTCGGAGCCATCGTCCTCGCGTACAAGAAGTCCGACACCTTCCGCGCGCTGCTGAACTCCCTGTGGGGGGTCATCAAGTCGGTAGCGGCGTTCATCGCGGGCCAGTTCGTCACCGCGTGGAAGGCCCTGACGACCGCCGTACGGGCCGTGATCAAGTTCGTCAGCTCGGTCATCAGCTGGCTGCGCCGGGTGGTGGTGCCGGTCGCGCTCGCCCCGATGCGCCTCGCGTTCGCCGCGATCAGCACGGCCGTCTCTACGGTCATCAAGTTCGTGAAGTCGGTGATCGGGTGGCTCGCCAAGGTCGCCCTGCCCGGGGCCCTCAAGGCCATTAAGGACGCGTTCAACAAGGCTGCCGACGCAGCGTCGTGGCTGATCGAGAAGGTCAAGCAGGTCATCTCATGGCTGAAGAAAATCCCGGGTGGCGGGCTGCTCTCGAAAGCCATCGACGCCGTGACCCGTGCCGCCCCGGACGTCTCGGTACAACGGGCCCTGGCCGCTACCCGGGCGACGTCGGACGTCGTCCGCCGGGGCGCCCCGCAACTCGCCGTCTCACCGCAGATCTTCGTGTCCATCGACGGACAGCAGCTCCAGGGGCGCATCACCCGGACCGTGAACAACCAGATGCGCTCTGACGGAGCGCGACTCCAGGCAGGGGGGTGGGCGTGATGCCCTTTCCGGAACCGAGACTCGCCCTGTCCGTTGTCGTCACCGACTCCGACACCGGGCACAACCACGCCACGTTCACCCTGACCAACGCCCACACGACCGGGATCACGGTCGAGCTCGACCCCGGCGACGGCACCACGACCGTCCACATGGACATCGGCGCCGACGGCACGGCGACCGGCGAGAAGACGTATTCGGCGGCCGGTCACCACGTCTACACCGCCACGGTCACCGTGCCCATGACGGCCCGTTACCCGACCTGGGCCGACCTGTACGGGGCGCTGGCCACATGGGACGCCGTCCCGGCCGACACGGCCACGTGGGCCGACCTGACGGCGACCTCGGAGACCGCGTCGGTGCAGGTGGAGGTGATGACCGGCGACGGCGCCGTGTGGGCAACAGCCGTCGACGACACGCCGCCCTATGCGCAGGTCGACACCTGGTCGGGGCGACCGGATGACATCACGTCATGGACGGTCACCCGCAACGTTCCTGCCGTGCCCGTCTCGGACAGGGTCGTCATCTATCAGGGGACGACGCACCCCGGTGCGTTCTCCATCGAGGACGATGAAGCACCGTTCGGGGTGCCGATCAGCTACACGTTCACCGTCACGTACACCAACGGCACGCGGGCGTCCTGGTCGTCGAACTCCGTCACGCTGACCGGCGGCACGGGCTTCGGCGGGTGCTGGGTCACCGACCCGGCGGCGGGCCGCTCCCTGCGGGTGACGATCGCCGAATGGACGACGCGGGACTTCGCTGCTCGTCAGTCCGTGCTCGCCGTGATGAATCGCCCGGACCCCATCGTGCTGTCCGACGTCCACACCTGGGCATCCGGCGACATCGTCCTGATCACCGCCACCCAGGCCGATCTGACGACCCTTCGGGCGATCCTGAACGGGTCACGGATCATCCTGATCCGTTCCTGGGCCGGATCGTCCATCGAGGCCGCGTACATGGCGGTGGGCGACTACTCCGAATCCCGGATCTACGCCACCGACCCCTACGCGTGGGACCGGTCGGTGTCCATCGCGTACCAGGAAATCCGCCCCGTGCCGGTCACCGCCCGAGACCTTCGGGTGTCCTGGGGAGACATCGCGGCCAGCTTCGCGACGTGGGCCGCGGTCGACGACTACTTCCCCACGTGGGCGGACGTCGTCGCGTGGAATCCCGCCACCTCACCCGTCTCTGAGGGGGCGTCAAAAATTTTGGGCCAACCGCCGGCGGTACCCCCAAAATTTGAGGGGGTGTCAGCGTGAGGGCGTACGACCCGATTTACCGCGAGATTCTGACGACCGCTCACAGCATCCTGGTTCAGGTCCAGTCGTGGCGCGGCGGCGTGCTCCTGGCGGACAACGTCCCCGTGCTCGACGGCACCATCACGTACGACGACACCGCGAACCTGCGCCGCCGCCTCACCCTGGACGTGCCGCTGTACGACCCGGTGACGCGCACGTCCTGGGATCCGGGCGACAACCCGAACCACCCGCTCAACTGGTACGGGCAGCGCCTGCAGGTGAACATCGGGGTGGGGACGCCGTCGGGCGGGTCGATCTGGTTCAACCACGGCTGGTACCTGATCGATTCGTGGGAGCTGTCCGAGAGCGCTGAGGGGCAGATCATCAGCGTCTCCGCCGTCGACCTGTCCCAACTCATCGACGACGACCGCCTCTACACCGTGCAGACCCCACTGAAGGGCAACACCTACCGGCGGGAGTTCACGACGCTTCTGGACGGGATGCTGCCGGTGGTGTTCGCACCCGAGCTCCCCGAGCGCACCGTGAACGCGAACACCGTGTGGGACCGCGACCGGCGTAAGAACCTCGACGACCTGTGCGCCGCGTGGGGGGCCCGCTGGTACGTCGACGACACCGGCTCCGCCCGCGTCGAGCCCGCCTATACCGATGTCACGTCAGAGACCGTCCCGGACACCGTCATCCAGTGGGGTGCGTCGGGGACCATCGTTGAGCGCGGCCGCTCCGGCGCACGCGGCCGCCTCTACAACGCCGTCGTGGTGACCGGTAAACAGGCCGAGGACTCCACCGAGGTCCAGCCGTTCGGATGGGCGGAGATCCGTGACATCAACTCACCGATCCGTGTGCTGGGGCCCTTTGGGCGCCGTCCCCGGTTCTACGCCTCCGACCTCCTCACGACGGCCGCGCAGTGCACCGCGACCGCAAAGACGATGCTCGCCGACGTGAGCCGCGTCTCGCGCTCCGAGCCGGTGACCGCGGTGCCCGACTACGCACTGGAGCCCGGCGATGTCGTGCAGATCCGTACGTCCGGCACCCGGTTCACGGGCCGCGTGCAGTCCATCGAGCTGCCGCTGACCGCGACGGCCGGACCCATGACCCTCACCGTGTCCACGGTGCCGGAGGACAACGACGACGAAGGGGGCGAGTGATGAGCAACGCGACCGTCGGCCAGATCCTGGGCCAGGTGCGCCGCAACTCCAACGCCACACAGCACCTGTGGGGGATCGTCAGATCCGTCACCGCGCCACGGGCCACCGTCCAGCTCCAGCCGGGCGGACAGACGGACTGCGAGTACCCCGCCGGGATGACCCTCGCCGCCGGTGACCGGGTTCTCGTGCTGGTCGCCCCGGTCGGCAACGTCGTGCTCGCCAAGATGACCCCACTGGCTCTGACCGAGACCGGAGACACCCCATGACCAAGTACACGCCGAACCTCACGCTGCCCTACCCGGAAGCGGGAGACGCGCCCCGGGGCAACGAACAGATCCAGGCACTTGCCGAGGCACTCGACAAGGGTCCGACGCTGTGGGCGGTCTGTACGAACGCTGTGTCGTTCACGACGAACACGACCACCGGCATGGAGACGTACCCGATTACGAGGGTTGCCGGGTCCCCCTCGATGGCGGCCGACGCGGTCAACGGCGGAGTAGTCGTTCCCGTCGGCGGCTACTACTTGGCTGATCTGACGGTCCGCTGGAACACCCCGACCGCCAACAGCCGCCTATCGGTGGGGATGAACGGGTCCACCCCGTTCGGAGCGATGGACGCGGCAGCCACCGGAACGACCTACGTGCAGTCGGTGTCATTCCTGTGCGTTGCGGCCGCCGGGTCTTCGGTCTTCCCCCGGGTCGACGGATTCACTGCCGCTCAAGTCGTGTCGTACGGCACGCTTGCCGTTCGGTTCCTGGGACCTGCCGACGCGGCCGCTCTGGCTGCGGCGGAACAGGCCGCTGGCTGACGTACGGTCAGGCCACGGGCTGCGCCGAGGTGCCCGGACGGGCGGCCCCGGTGGACTCTCAGCGCCGGGGCCTTCCCCCGCACGTTGACGCACCCGTATCCACCCGCGCCACGCGCCGTTGTAGGGGCGTGCGCAGTAAGGGTGGCCGCTATCGTCAGCAGCACACCCGGTCGTCCCCGCAGGACGCGAAAGGGCCCCCCTTCACTGACGGGGGGCCCTTCTGTCTGTGCCGCTGCTACTCCTGCGCGGCCCTGATCAGACGCGCCCTGGCTTCCCAGAACTTGGCGTGCTCGGTGGCCTCATCACAGGCGCCAGCGTCCACCAGCTCCTCGCGGCGGGCGATCGCCCGCAGGTCTGCGGCGATCTGCTCGCACTCCTCTGCGCTCTTCCACCGGTAATCGAGGAACTCCACCCGCGTGCCGTCGATCTGGTCGCGGTACTCACCCACTGACCGACTCCCTGTCCGGGTCCTTCGGCTTCGGTGCGCGCGGGTGCGGGGGCAGGTGCGCCTCGCGGTCGACGACTTGGACGACCCACCCCTTCACCTTGTAATCGGGGCCGCTCTTCCGCCGCACGGTGATGGCCCTGCGCTCGACCTGCACGCCGTACCGCTCGGTGATGTTGTTGACCCGCAGGACGGCCGCCCCGGCCTTGGCCAGAGTCCAGGCCTCTTCCTCGGCGTCGGCGCCGTAGAAGACGTCCATGTCCATGACTCGCCTCACTGCACACCCTCCGCCACGTCGACGTCCGACAGCCGCTGTTTCGGTACCTGGTGGTCGAGGGACACGTGCAGCCATGCCGCGTCCCGCCAGGCCTCTGCGCCGACGCGCTTGCCCGCCCGCAGGTCGCGCTTGATGAGCTGGTTGAACTCATCGCATATCGAGCAGCTCTGGGGCTTCACACGATCACCTGTCCTGGTCCGTTCTCGATCCGCGCCCGCTCCTGGTCGGTGAGCACGTGATGGTCCGGCCGCCGGTCGGCGCGGAACTGGGCATCCGTCAGGACCCGGGATCCGGCACAGGTGCGGTGCGACCACGCGGTGATGGACACGGGGCCGACCATCAGCATGGACAGCGACACCCGCTCGTCGGCCAGCTCGATCAGCTCCCCGCACACCCGGCACTCGACGCACTCGGGGAGTGCGTCCAGCAGCCGGGCGACTTGCGCCTCACCGCAGGTGCGCCGCACCGTCCCGGACACGAACACGCTCATGAGGTCTCACCCTCTGCCTGCACGACGTACCGGGCGACGGTCGCCGCGTGCACGACGAGGTCGAAGGCGTGCGCCCTGATGCGGCCGGACTCCTCGTCGTCCAGCGCACATCTCAGCTCGTGTATGCCGAGTTCCAGGTCTTCCAGGACGTCCCAGATATCGATGGTCTCGGTGCCGTCGCTCATGACTCCGCCCCGCGTTCCTTCGCGTCGGCCGGGACGGGCTGCGATTTCTTCCAGCACGCCTCGCACAACTCCATGACCCGGAATCCGCAGGCCTGGCGGTCCGTCACGACGACGAACGGGCCATCCGCGTCCCGGCACCACCGGCACTCGATGCATTCAGTCGACATCGTCGGCCTTCCTCTCCGGCGCCCAGTCGGATCCCTCGGGCAGAGCGTCCAACTCCCGGGCGGAGTGGTACCGGTAGGACCCCTTGTCGCCCAAGTCGTCGTCGGTGGCCGGTGCGTAGAGCGACTTGAGCCCGTCGATCAGCCGGTCGAGCATGACCTCACGCGCCGCGTGCTCCTGCGGCAGCCACATGAGCACGTCGTTGTCGATGTAGATCCCGTAGCCCTCGCCCGTGTACGGCTCGCCGAGCAGGTCCATCGGCCGCCGGTAGGCGACGGTGCGGACCGGCGCCGCCTCGTACAGGTTCAGCGTGACTTCAGTGCGCATCGCTTCCCTCCAGACCGAGTTCCTCGCGCAGGGCCACCACGTTCTTGAAGCACGCGTCGATGATCTCCAGCACGAGCGTCGTGAGCTTGTCGCACGTCTCCCTGGTGAGCTTGTCGCGCGTCTCCCTGTCGACGTCCGCCGTCAGAACGCCTGCGATGAAAGCGGACATGGTCCCCGCGATCCGGAGCGCGTCGAGCAGGACCGCAACTGCCGCGCTGTCGTCGTGCACCGAGTTCTCGATGGTGACCCGCATGAAATCCAGACGCTGTGAGACCGCAGTGAGCCAGTAGGCCGTTGTCACCGGCGCGACGTTCCGCTGCTCCGGATCGCCGCCGGTGGACTGGATCAGGACGCTCATGTATCCGGTGTGCACGCTCGGGGCGTGCCCGTCATCTACCGCCATCAAGGCGCCGAGTTCGGTGACGGCGTGCAGCGACCCGGCGATCTGCGCCGCCGCCGAGATGCTGAGGACGTCCTCTGTGGTGATGACCGTGGGACAGCCCAGGGCTTGCAGCGCGTCGAGCATCGGGCCGGGGTTGTCGAGCTGTACGCCCTGTGCGGGCGGTTGGTCTGTCATATGCCGTTCGTTCTCTCTCAGTTGGATGTGACGGACCGTCAAGCAGCGCTTATGGCGCTGTTCTTATCCAGGACCTTCAACGCGTGTACGGGGCCCAGCAGCAGGTCAGAGGGTGCGATCTTCCAGTACGCCGCGAGCAGTGCCAGTTCTTCGATGGTCCAGCGCGTGCGGCCGTGGAGCCGCTGCGAGAAAGAGGCCGTCGACAGGTTGCAGCGCGGGGCGGTTTCGGCTCGCGTCTCCCGTCGTGCGTGCATGATCATGCGTACGGTTTCGCTGAACTCTGCGTCATTCATGTACGACAACGTACCGCACGTATGAGCACGCCCGGGAGTCCCAAAACGCAACGTGACGTTGCGACTCCGGTATGGTGCCCGGCATGAGTGATCAAGGGGACCCCGGAGAGGGCCGTCTAACCGCTGCACAACTGCGGCAGCAGTCCAACGAGCTGCGCAAGGGGTTCCGCGCTGCTCTCTGGGACAACCTCGACGTGCCAAGAGAGATGCTGCTCGCGGGCGAGAGCCTGTCCAGGCACGCATGGGTGGATGGGGCCGGTGGGCTGCAGATTCAGGTCAGCGCGGCGGCGCTCGCGCGACGCTGCCACAGCACACGCAGGCGCAAGCATCCGGACGGCTCCGTGACCTATCTCGGCGACTCGACCGCCGGGAAG